TCGGCGAACTCTTTACCAAGATTAGTTATTAAATTACGTGCTTATGTGGTTACTACCCCCATAAGAAGATATTATCGGTTTACCTTAAACCTCTTGATATGTTTATCAGAACACTCGAATGAATCACATACGATAACCAATTTATTTGGGTTATCTGGATGCACGTGAACATTTACTCTTGAATTACGAACCACATCATCTGGATTCTTGTGATCTGGACAGTAAGAACAAGAGAGTGTACCTATGCCTCTGAAGTGAGGACATAGCTTATATTGATACTCTGAAGGAACATTTGGGTCTAGAATACCGCAGTACTCACACACACCCGCCCGAACTTCGGGGAAGTGTTTAGTGTAAGCAACTGATGTTCCACCATGTCGTTCAATCTGATATGTAGCTGGAGCATTTACCGCTCCGTCGGTTGGTGTCATATAATTTTTGCTTAATTTTTAAGTTGTTTACGAACATTTGATAACTCATTTCTGAAATTATCGAGATTTAACTCTTGATACTTTCGAGCTATCTCTAGCTTACCTTGTATCTTGTAGAGTTTATGAAGACTTACATCCTCTTTCTCGGACTCCGCTTTTAACTGTCGTTCGAGATTCTCTACTAAGGGTTTAAAAAGAACATTATCTATGTTTTTCCAGTCTGCATGAGCATTAATTCTATGAATACCCTCGATGATAGTAACCAGTTCACTTTCTCGTTGTCGGAGTTTAGTAGAGATATCTACCTCTGGGGCAACTGATAGGTTTAAATCGTCGATGATTATTCTAGAATTGTTCATAATTATGAGTGTGCTGCTTGCTGGTGAACGTAGATTTGAGTGAAGATGTCACTTGCTCCTGTTCCTGTTGCTTTGTGGAAGATTCGGATGTTTCTTCCCATGATAGGAACACCTGAGTATTGTCCTGCTCCGATAACTGAAGCACCAACCTGGTTGATGTTTCGGTTTACAACTGAACCAACTGAAACAACTGAAGGTGTACCCTCGTTTGAGCGTGCTCCGATTGTATCAAAGTGTGCTACCCACGGTTGCTGGAGAGCAGTTGTAGGAGTACCACCTGTCACCCCTACCATTTGACCGATGTTACCCATATCAATCCATGTAGTTCCTCCGTCTGGAGAAGTCTGGATGTATGTGTTCAATGTACTGATTCCGAACACTGATGATGTCTGGAATACAGTGATTGCGTCTGTATCTTGTGGCAAGATGAATGTCGCTGCATCTGTTACTGCTGAAGCAATAGATGAGCGGAATGTAAACGCTGGTGAACTTGGAATTCTGATTGCCATGATTGTTTTTACTTATGCTAATAAAACCGACCCTGAGAAAGTCGGTTACGCTTCCGATATTATCCCGCCACAGGAAAATGTCGGAAGAATAACTAACTCTCCCAGGTGTGGCGGTAATTGTAAATAAAGTTTATTTAATGATTGCGATTATTTCGTTTATTTTATCGACCAGTTTGTTTAAATCCTCTCTCCCAAAGTCCATTGAAATAAAGTCAATGGTTGCTTTAGTTGTTACAACTTCTGCTTTAACTTCTTTTACTTTCTTTACTTTACTAATTTTTGTTTCTTTTTTCATATTAGTTAAATTCGGCTACCATAACACTTGCGATACCTGTTGATTTGATTGCTACTCGTTGATAGAGTCCATTTTGTCGGTTTGCTCCTACGATTGATGAGTTTCCTGTTCCTTGTGATTCGATTGGAATAACAAAGTATCGTGTAGTGTTTGCTGGAACTACCCCGTCATAGTTTGATGTTGCCCCTGCCACAGTTATAACTGAAGCAAACGGAGAAACTGCCGCTGTCTCTGTTGTTGGAACCCATCGTACTACTGCTGATAATCCTACCGCTGTTACTTCAAGTGCTGTTGTATCGTGTGATACTGAAATCACTGATGAAGCCGTTGCGTTTTCATTTGTGTATCGTGCGAGTGCCTTTCGAGGTACATTCGCCGAGTTTATGACATTCCCTCCTTTGTCATGTGCTTGATTCGGTGCGTAATTTATCATGTTTATATTGCGTTACTTTTTAAGTTGTTTGATATTTCTGTTTTAAGTGGACTTGCTTGTGCTTGTGGATTCTGTTTCTCTTTACCTACTGCCCCTGCTCCTCCAAGTGGACTCATATTCTGTTGTGCTTGCATTTGTGCTTGTTCTTGTGCTTTCTGTTGTGCGAGTAGTTCTTGATGCCATTCGATGTGGAACCATGTCGCATTTGTTTTTGGCTGAACCATCATGTGAGTATAAATGTGTGTTGTATGGTTGTCTGTAGGAGATACATCAGGCATTTCATCTTTCATCAGTAGTTCATTCTCACCCTCTGCTTTAATCTCGTCAATTGTCTTTGGTAACATTATATCTATTAAACTAGGGTCTTGCAAGAATTTAGGAAAGAATACATGTTTCTGGAAGTTTCTCATTCCATCTGCATCAAGTGTTTGAGCTAACTCTGGATAAAGTTGCATAAGGTCACGTCGTACTACAAGTTCTTTTGACTCTGCTTCTTTAGCTGAGTACACAAGCACACCAGGAGGAAACTTCGTTTTAAAGTCTTGAAGGTTAATCTCTGTAGATGTAATGCCTTTTACACCAACAATGTTTGCCATCTTAGTTCCCAGCTCTTTGTAGTTTTGTGCATAGAACTGAAACCACTTTGACCAGAACTCTTGTTCACCGAACTGTAGGATTTTACCTTGAAGTGATTGAGCTATATCGTTAAGCTGTTGGTCAATAGATGTTTGTGTTGCTGTTTGACTTCCACGTGAGCCTGTTGGTTGCATTGGTCTACCTGCTCCCATTGGGTCTTGTGCTTCTGCATCAAGCATAGCGATAAATTGAAGGAGTCCATTTGACATTGGTTCTTCTGTGTTGAGTGGCCCGATAGAACCGTCACCTGTTGCTGTTCCTTCGAGTGGGATGTGTTGATTTATCTGACGTGAGAATAGTTGTGTAGGATCTTTCACATTCTCGTTATACCAGTAAAGTGGGTTAGCCTTGTCCTTAGCCGCTACATATGCGAGGTTAAGTAATACTGATTTAGCTCGGTGTTTGTCTTCCAATAGGTCTGCAACAGAGAAGTTTACTGTTGAGTGTGGTTCACGGAACGCTTCTTTAATAACTAAAGGCCATGTAGGATCTTCTTCCATTTGTTCTAATTTCTCTTTCATTAGAATCTTAGAGAAGTTTTTGTCTGTCCAGTATGTACAACGCTCTCCCTTCTCATCATAGCCAAAGTATTCGAGTATCTGGTATACATCTGATTGTGCTGGTTCAACGGGTGGTTCATTAGCCACTTTAGCTTTATCTCGCTCTGATTTGTACTGCCATAGATACGAGTCAATTCCTGATGGTATTTCATCTGCACTCTTAATACCTGTGATGACACCCTTTTCAATGAGAGTTTCAATCTGCCATTTAGATTTAGTGAGCCATTTCCAGTAATATCGCCAATCATCTTTCTTCTCCATGTATGGATCATAACCAAATACAAGTGGATTGATGATACTTGGTTCCATTATCTTACGTTTCTTGTTGAAATTTAGAGTCTCAGCATATCCACGACCGAAGAACAATGTGTCCCAGCACCAATCGTAATCTAATTTTGCTTTACCCATCTCAAGATAGTCTGATTGAGCAAGCATGTTGTAAGAATTAAGCTGTTCTTGTGTGATTCCCTGTGAAGGAAGGAACTTTGTTTGTATCTTGTCGTCGTACAAACTAGACATTACTCTGTTGAATAGTGTCAACAGCAAAGTTGAAGCGATGTTTTCATCACCTCGTTGTAGATTATTTAAAAGTACTAACTGCTTTACTTGTCGGCGTTTCCTCTGGAGTAGGAAGTTAAACGCCTCCATGTAGTTATTCTGGATTTTTCCCAGTATCTGAGGTGTTTGGTCCATTTTGTTTTGTGAGGTCTTGTAATGTTTGAGGTTTTTCCATGAGTGCGATACCAGCTTTAGGCTTGCATCCTACGAATATACGATAACTGTCCTTTTTATCTGAAACTACAATACGTGGTTCTACGTCGATTGGTTCTAGTCCATCTTTCCATAAGAACATTCTAATTTGTGAAGCGTGATTATTGAAAAGCTCTTGTTTGTTTGGTTTTACTTTTTTTAATATCTCTGGGTTAGCTGTAAATTCAAAACTTCTAAGTATGATTGCGTTACCAATTCCACCATCTACGAGAGGGTCTGAGTTTGTACCTACTTGTTGACCGTACCATTGTTCTGTGTTAGTTGTCATTTCTCCAAATTGTTAATGTGTTGTCATGGGATACTCTACCTTGATTAGCTTTTATCATTCTATTTGATTTAATTGTATTATCAGATATACATTGTGTCAATACAGCAGCGTCAACACAATTAGGAGATTCAAGTCCATCTTTAAATAACTCTTCTTTTGGTTGAATGATTATCTTCCCATCCTTATTTTTATATTTAACGTATTCAAATTCATTCCAGCCAACATCTTGTACAAGTCTCCCGCCTGATAAGAGCCATTTACGCTCACGCCAGTGCCATTCTGCCTTTAAATTGGCAAACATAGGATCTTCTGACTTCTCACCAAATGATACACCACGACAAGGATAGTCCATTTGTTTCAACCTATCGTACACTCCTTGGCCTACTCCTGACTTGTCTATAACAATAAAGTCACATTTGTAATCTCGGTACTTTTCCACAACTACGTTTACTAAGTCCATTGTGTCCCGTAATTTTTGATTAAAAAGAATATGTTGTAAGTTTCCACTCTTTAAGACGACTGCTGACTTATCCCCTCCTGCTGCGGGGTCAACACCTAGTATCTTATACCCTGAGTGCTCTCCTGAATTAGTTATACACCCTTGTAGTTCTCGGTCCGTGATAAGACGTAAATACCCTTTCTCATCCATACCCTCGTCAAAAGCATCCCAGTTTCCTTCTAGGTACGCTTTACGTTGCATCTCTGGTAGTGACTCAAGAGATTTATAATACTCTGGTGGTAAGTGTGGATTGTCTGTAGGTAGTGCTGGAACGAATACAAACTCGTATTGTTCCTTTTCATTAGGTGGAAACATTCTCTTTACCCACATATTCTTTACCCATGCCTCACCAAGTGGGTTACATCCTGCAAAGAACTTAGTATCTTTAATTCCAGGCCAGCGATGACGTGAGCGAAGCATATCAAACGTAGTCTTTGGATTACGATTTACTTCATCTATAGCGATTACTGCAAACTCTACAGAGAGATATTTACTTGGGTCATCTAAGTTACGAAAGGCTATTACTCCACTTCCGTATTCTGGTGCGAGGGTAAACTCATGTTTAGCTTCATTGAACTTACCCAACCAATCGGGAAATTCAAACTTTACTTTAGAGAGATGTCGGTCGTTGAGTGAAGGATAGTCTTCACAGAATAGTCCAGCTCGTACTCCTTTAATGTTGTACTTAGCATAATACTCCATGAGCCAGTATATACATGACCAACGTATCCATCGTGATTTACCACTTCCTACACTTCCGCCGAATAGTACAAACTTAAATCGCTTTGTAGCTTCTAGTGCTTCTAGTTGCTTTGGAAAGAACCCCGATAGTTTTGAGAATGTTACTTCTTCATTCATTGAGTCGTATTACTTTAGATACTACTTCACCAGATACGTTTACTCCTTGCCCTGCTTTATCTTCTGCCATTTCCCATATCTTCTCTTTTGGTATACCCTCTAGCCATTCGTCACGTTCTTCATCAGTCATTCTCTCTAGGTATTGCTTAA